AAAGGCGAATCCCGGGTTGGGGGTGACCGTCAAGCCGGACTATCTGGAGACAGAGGCCAAAAAGGCCGCGCGCATGCCGGCGTATCAAAATACGTTCCGGCGCCTGCACCTGAATCAGTGGACGCAGCAGGAGAGCCGGTGGCTGCCGATGGAGGATTGGAATGCATGCGTTGGCGAGGTCGAGGTGGAAGATGGACAGGAGTGTTATGGCGGCCTTGATCTGGCCAGCACGATTGACATTGCATCGTTCGTGCTGATCTTTCCACCTCGTAAGCCCGATGGAGTTTTCCAGGTCAAGGCGTTTTTTTGGATTCCTGCAGAGAACATGATAGAGCGGGCGCGCAAGGACCGCGTGCCGTATGACGCATGGGTCCGCCAGGGATTGATCACGGCTACCGAGGGGAATGTGATCGACTACGCCAGGATCGTTCACGATATCGAGGCGCTGGGGAAGCGTTTTAACATCCGCGAGATCGCATTCGACCGCTGGGGGGCGTTTCAGATCAGCCAGCAGTTGGAGGCCGCCGGGTTCACGATGGTGGGGTTTGGTCAGGGATTTTCTTCGATGTCAACGCCGACGCGAGAGCTGTTGCGGTTGGTGCTGGATCACAAGCTGGCCCACGGCGGGCATCCGGTGTTGCGCTGGATGGCAGACAATGTGGTGGTGCGCCAGGACCCGGCCGGCAACGTCAAGCCCGACAAGGAGAAGAGCCGCGAGAAGATTGATGGGATCGTGGCTCTGATCATGGCGCTGGACCGTGCAATCCGGCAGCAGGGACAGGGACGGTCAGTGTACGAGGAAAGGGGGATCATCGTCTTGTGAGGCCGGATTGGACGGATGGAATGGCGGCAGTTGGATTGATCATGGTGGCCACTGGGTTGTGGATGATCTGGCCGCCATTGGCGTTTATCGTGGTCGGCGCTCTGTTGATCATCGTTGCCATGTGGATCGCGCGGCAAGGGAGCTGATGGGCATTTTGCGCGCGTTGATGGAACAGCGGTCGCTGGCAAATCCAGAGCCGTGGCTGATAGAGGCGCTCGGAGGCGGACGCTCGGCGGCAGGGGTGAGCGTGTCGGCGGAGAGCGCGCTGCGCAATATGACAGTGGCGGCATGCGTGCGCATTCTGGCGGAGACAGTTTCTAGTTTGCCGCTTCTGGTATACCGCAGGCGCGAGCGCGGCAAGGAGCGGGCGCCAGATCATCCGCTGTATCGGATCCTGCACGATCAGCCCAATTCGGAGATGTCGTCGTTCGAGTTTCGCGAAACGCTGATGGGGCACCTGGCGCTGTGGGGCAATGCCTATGCGGAGATTGAGAGAGATGGCGGCGGGCGCGTGGCAGCGCTCTGGCCGCTGCGACCGGATAGGATGAAGGTCACGCGCGAGAACGGGGCACTGGTATACCGCTATCGACTCAGCGCTGGTGAGGAGGTGGCGCTGCCACAGCGCAATGTGTTCCATGTCCGCGGTCTCTCTGGGGATGGGATCGTCGGCTATTCGCCGATCCGGCTGGCGCGAGAGGCGATCGGGCTGGCGCTGGCGACGGAGGAGTTCGGGGCAAGATTTTTCGGGTCTGGAGCGCGGCCGGGGGCAGTGTTACAGCATCCAGGCAAGTTGAACGAGGAAGCGCAGAAGCGGTTGCGCCAGTCGTTGGAGGATGCGCACGGCGGGCTGAGCCGGGCGCACAGGCTGATGATCCTTGAGGAGGGCATGACCTGGCAGCAGATCGGCATTCCACCTGAGGATGCGCAATTTCTGCAGACCAGGTCGTTTCAGGTGGAGGAGATCGCACGGTTTTACCGCGTGCCACTGGTGCTGCTGCAGCACACGGAAAAAAGCACGAGCTGGGGGACAGGCATCGAGCAGTTCATGATCGCCTTTATCGTGCATACGATCCGACCCTGGCTGGTGCGCTGGGAGCAGGCGATCCAGAGGAACTTGTTCTTATACGGCGAGCGGGACACCTATTTCGCCGAGTTCCTGGTGGATGGGCTGCTGCGGGGAGATGTGGAGAGCCGCTACCGCGCGTATGCGACGGCGCGGCAGTGGGGATGGTTGAGCGCGAATGACATTCGCGAGCTGGAGAACATGAATCCGATCCCAGGCGGCGACATCTATCTCTCGCCGATGAACATGGCTCCCGTCGGCCAGGAGGCGAGCACGAGCGACGAGCAGCGCTTTTGCGGCTGCGGATACGAGTACACGCATGAATCGACTACTGTCGGAGAACAGAGAACGGCGCTGCGGAGGTCGGTGGCAGCATCGTACCGTGGGATCTTGCGCAAGACGATTGAGCGCATCCTGCGGCGCGAGCGCGCCGATGTGCTCCGCGAGGCAGAACGCTATTTCGGGAAACGAGCGACGATTGATCCGACGATCTTTCGCGGGTGGTTGACCGAGTTCTACACGGAGCATGAGCAGTTCGTGTTGGATCAGATGACGCCTGTCTACGAGGGACTGGCGGACGCAGTGAGCGCAGCCGCGCTGGACGAGGTCGGACAATCTGAGGTGGATAGGCGGGAGCTGGTCGCCTTCATCGGCGCGTACTCCAAATCGTTCGCCAGGCGCCATGTAGGGCGCTCAGTTGAGCGTTTGCTGGAGGCATTGGAGGAGGACGATCCGCTGCAGGGGCTGCGGGAAGAGTTCGATTCGTGGGAGGACAGCGAGCAGAATCCCGGCGGCCGGGCTGGAGATGAGGCGGATGAGGAGGCGGTGCGCTTTCCCAACGCGGTGGCGCTGAAGGTGTTCGCGCTGGTGGGGATCACGAAGATCATGTGGGTGGCGTCGGGCAATTCTTGCCCGATGTGCAAGGCGTTAAACGGGAAGGTCGTGGGAGTCGAGCGGACCTTTGCGGCGGTGGGAGACGTGCTGGACGCCGGGGAGGGGAGGACGCCCTTCACGGTGTCGTCCAACATCAAGCACCCGCCGTTGCACAAGGGGTGCGACTGCACGATCATTCCGGCATAGGAGGCGGGTATGCCTGCGATTCGATCTAAAAATTGGCCGCTGGCCCCCAAGGAGAGGGGATGGGACGGCGACGCGGCAGTGGAGCGCATCCGCCGGTGGGCCGGCGGGCCGGATAAGGAAGAGTTGGATTGGGAGAGGTACCGGTCGTGCTTTCTTTGGTACGACGGCGAAAATGCGGAGAATTTCACGTCATACAAGTTTCCATACGTGGATATCGTGGACGGTGAGCCGCATGTTGTGTTCCGGGCGCTGGTGGCGATCATCGCGATCCTGAACGGCGCACGCGGCGGTACGAGCATCTCAACCGATGACAAGGAGGCGGTCTATCGCGAGGCAGCGCGGCAGTATCGGCGCTTCGATGAGGAGCCGCCGGAGTTGCAGCGAGGATGGACAGGGATGGATGTGGAATATCGGGCGTTCCCGGCAGGCATCCAGATGAGCGACGGGGCCAGAATCATCGGCTATGCAGCCGTCTTCAACACGTATTCAAAGCCGTTGGGGAGCTTCCGGGAGATCATTCGACCTGGGGCATTCCGTAACGCGCTGGAGGCAGATGTGCGCGCGTTGTGGAATCATGACCCGAACTATGTGCTGGGACGGACGAAGAACGGGACGCTGACGTTAGCAGAAGATGAAAAAGGTCTGGCAGTGGAGATCAGACCGCCGGATACGCAGTGGGCACGCGATGTGATGGAGTCCATCAGACGTGGCGATGTGGATCAGATGAGTTTCGGCTTTCGTTCAGTGCGAGAGCGCTGGCTGACGGATCGTGACGGACAACAGGTGCGCGAGCTGCTGGAGGTCGAGCTGTTCGATGTCAGCCCGGTAACCTTCCCGGCATACCAGGAAACGACAGTCCAGGTGCGCGCGCTGCTGGCGGGTGCTGGCGTCGATCTGGCGCAGTTGGCGGGTGCGCTATCGAGAGCGCGCGTCGGACAAATGAACGACGCGGATGTGCGAGCGATCAAGGCGTCATCGGACGCGTTACGGCAACTGATCGAGGACGGCATGCAGGGGCAGCGTCCTGGTGATCCAGAGGGGATTGCGGCGCAGGGGCGCCGCGGGCTGCTCTGGAGGCGAATCCAGCTACTTGAGAAGATGGGAGGTTGAGATGGACAAGATTCTTGAGATGCGGGAGAAGCGAGCTGCGTTGATCGGGCAGGCTCGTGAGATCCTGGAGCGGGCAGAGAAGGAACGGCGTGATCTGACGGCGGAGGAGCAAGAGCAATGGGATCGCTTCATGGCCGATGTCGACGCGCTGTGGAAGCGGATCGAGCGCGAGGAACGCATGGCCAACCTTGAATATCAGCTCGGCCAGAGCGACGGACCACGCGCCGGTCGGCGCGATCAGCCTGGCGCCGGCGATCCGCGCGCAGGCGATGAATATCGGAGCGCCTTCTGGAAGGCAATGAGGTATACCCGCAATGCTCTGGATGCGCCGGAGGTCCGCGCGCTACAAGTCGGGACAGATTCCGAGGGCGGGTACCTGGTGCCGCAGGAATTCGAGCGCATGCTGGTTCAGGGGTTAGCCAATCAAAACATCATGCGTGGGCTGGCGACGGTGGTGTCCACGTCCAGTGATCGTGCCATTCCTATCGTATCCTCGCATGGCACGGCATCGTGGATCGCTGAGGAGGGCGCCTACTCTGAGTCCGATGAGGTGTTCGGGCAAAAGGTCCTCTACGCTCATAAGGTGGGAACGTTGATCAAGGTGTCTGAGGAGCTGCTGCAGGACTCCGCTTTCAACCTGGAGGAATACCTGGCGGCGGAGTTCGCGCGACGCATCGGCGAGGCCGAAGAGGCAGCGTTCGTCAATGGCAATGGTGTTGGGAAGCCACTTGGTGTGGTTCAGGATGCAGGTGTTGGCGTCACCGCGGCTGCGACGAATGCGGTGACAGCAGACGAACTGATCGACTTGTTCCACAGCCTGGGTCGGCCTTACCGTCCGCGCGCGGTGTGGTTGATGGCGGATGCGACGGCAAAGGCGGTACGCAAGCTGAAGGGCAGCGATGGGCAATACATGTGGCAGCCTGGGCTGCAGGCCGGGCAGCCGGACCGACTACTGGGCAGGCCGGTGGCGATCAGCGACAGCGTGCCGGGCATGACGGCAGGCAGCAAGTCGATCCTGTTCGGAGATTTCAGCTATTACTGGATCGCCGATCGGCAAGGACGTGTATTCCAGCGGCTCAACGAGCTCTACGCCGTCAACGGACAGGTGGGTTTCCGGGCGTATCAGCGCGTGGATGGCAAGCTGATTTTGGCAGATGCCGTCAAGGCTTTGCAGCAGAACGCGTAAGGAGGACAGAAATGGCTTCGAGGGATCTGACTGGACGGCTCTCTCCGGCGTTGAGCCTGGCGCCGGCGGCGCGTACTACCAGCGCCAATGGGACAGGCGTGGACCTGCAGGGATAACGGAGTGTAGCCATGCGGGTACGTCTGCTCACGAGCATCGCCTCGACGGCCTGGAGCTATGCGCCAGGTGATGTGGCCGACGTGGACGATGTGGAAGCGCAGTTGTGGATCGATGCAGGTATCGCGGTAGCGGCTGAGCAAGCACCGGAGGCAGCAGTCATTGACGTTCCGGAGACGGCGACGGCAGAGCCACAGCGTTCGCGGCGGAAGCATAGGAGGGCATAGTGGCGCTGATCCTGGTCACGCCGCCGGCTTCAGAGCCGGTATCGCTCAATGAGATGAAGCTGCATCTGCGCGTAGATCACAGCGACGAGGATGCGCTAATCCAGGCGCTGATCACCGCTGCTCGACAGCACGCGGAGACGGTGACGCGGCGGCAGTTGGTGACGGCGACATGGGAGCTGCGTGAGGATGCGTTCCCTCCAGGCTTGGAGTGGATGCTGCCGCTGCCGCCGCTGCGATCGGTGACCAGCATCAAGTATCTTGATGAGAACGGTGTAGAACACATGTTCTCATCAGCGAACTACATCGTAGATACGGCATCAGAGCCTGGGCGGATCGTGTTGAAGTCGGGATCGTCGTGGCCAGGTCTGAAGAAACGATCCAACAGCGAGGATACTGAAAGGGCTGCCGGTAGCAACGGTGTGGGCAGCAGTCGAGAGTCTGAAGAAACGATCCAACAGCGAGGATACTGAAAGGCCTTGACGTAAGGATGAGACTAAGGAGAAGACGATGTCTGAAGAAACGATCCAACAGCGAGGATACTGAAAGCAGATACGTGTAGAGTTGCTGGGCGACCG